TTCAGATCCAGCAACGTGGGTTAAAGCAAATCCAAATCTAGGTAAAACCGTCACATATGATGTTTATCATTTGGACGTGGAAAGAGCTGAAAAAGCTCCAGCGTCTAGGAATGATATTCTAGCAAAGCGTTTTGGTATACCAATGGAGGGGTATACATATTTCTTTACTTATGAAGAAACTATCCCCCACAGGTCTAGAGAATTCTGGACTGTACCCTGCGCTTTAGGTGCTGATCTTTCACAGGGCGACGACTTTTGTGCTTTTACATTTTTATTTCCATTAAATAATGGCGCGTTTGGAATTAAAACTAGAAGTTACATCACAAGTCTTACTTTAATGAAACTACCTGGCGCCATGCGAGCAAAGTACGATGATTTTATCAATGAAGGAAGTCTTCAGGTTTTAGAAGGAAACGTTCTTGATATGATGGAAGTTTACGACGACCTTGACGCATTTATTGTTCAAAATGAATACGACGTTAGGTGCTTAGGCTTTGACCCCTACAATGCAAAAGAATTTGTAGCTCGTTGGGAAGCAGAAAACGGACCATATGGAATTGAAAAAGTTATTCAGGGGGCAAAAACCGAATCAGTTCCTCTAGGAGAGCTAAAAATCCTAGCTGAAGAAAGAGCATTAATCTTTGATCAAGATTTAATGTCCTTTGCCATGGGGAATGCAGTTACTCTGGAAGATACCAACGGTAATAGGAAGTTATTAAAAAAAAGAGCAGACGAAAAAATTGATAATGTGTCCGCTATGATGGACGCATATATTGCCTATAAAGCCAATAAGGAGGCTTTTGAATGAATGAGCATCAGAAAACCACTCAGGTGATCCTTTCCAGTTTAGGAGAGCCTCGGGAGCATCAGAAACTTGAAAGTATTGCACTTTTTGTTGAGACTGAGCCGGGTGTTTACGAGAATCTTCTCTCCGCGAATAGCGAAGCCCTTACTAGTATTTTTACAGCTTTATTTGATTTTGATCAGCGAATTACCGCTTTAGAAGGGGCTTAATAAGTAAGATTTACGCCGTAACTTAAGGAGGTGATGCATTAATGCCAATTTTAGATAGATTTAAAAACGCTTGGAACGCGTTTAGAGACAACTATGAAGTTTGGGATCCAACAAGTTATCACAATGGTCCTAGTTATGGCATCAGGCCCGATCGAAGTAGGTTTCATTACTACAATGAAAAGTCAATTGTCACTTCAATCTACACAAGAATGAGCATTGACGTGGCGAGCTTTAATTTTAAACATGTTAAACTCGACGCAAATGGCCGATATATGGAAGACATGCAAAGCGCTTTAAACACCGCTTTGACTTTAGAGGCAAATATTGACCAGGGGCCTAGAGCATTTCGGCAGGACATTGTTATGACAATGTTTGACAAAGGCTGCGCCGCTTTAGTCCCAGTTGATACCAACTACAATCCTCAGACAAGAGAAAAATTTGACATCTACACGCTTAGAGTTGGCGAAGTTGTAGCTTGGTATCCTCGACATGTTCGGATTAACCTTTATAATGAAGCTCGTGGTGAACGAGAAGAAATTACTTTAGAAAAGCGCTATGTAGCTATTGTCGAGAATCCTTTATACGCAATTATGAACGAACCAAACTCTACGCTACAGCGATTGATTAGAAAACTTACGCTTCTTGACGTTGTTGATGAGCAGTCTAGTTCCGGCAAGTTAGATTTAATTATTCAGTTGCCTTACGTTGTAAAATCTGAAGCTAGGCGGCAGCAAGCAGAAAAGCGAAGAGAAGATATTGAATTCCAATTAAAAGGCAGCCAGTACGGAATTGCCTATACTGACGGAACCGAAAAGATTACACAGTTAAACCGCCCAGCTGAAAACAATTTGTTAAAACAGATTGAGTACTTAACTGGTATGCTTTACGGCCAATTGGGGATTACCGAAGACATTATGAACAGCACGGCGGATGAAAAAGCCATGCGAAACTATTATAGTAGGTCTATCGAGCCAATTGCAGACGCAATTGTAGAATCCATGCAGAGGGCTTTCCTTGGACCAATTGGAACTTCCGATGGTGAACGAATTCAATACTTTAAAGATCCGTTCAAGCTTGTTTCTGTTAGTGACCTTGCTGACATTGCGGATAAGTTTACAAGAAACGAAATTCTAACTTCAAACGAAATTCGTGGGTTTATTGGCATTCCTCCATCTAAGGATCCAAAAGCCGACGAGCTGGTCAATAGCAACATGCCACAACAACCGCCATTAAACGACGTGGCTGAATCTTAGGAAAGGAAGTCAAAATGGAAGCAGATTTTAGCGGCTACGCCACAAAGGCGGGGCTTAAGTGTACCGACGGGCGAACCATTATGCCTGACGCCTTTAAGCATCAGGATAAGGCAAAGGTTCCGCTGGTTTGGCAGCACGGGCACAACGATCCAGAGAATGTTCTTGGTCACGCAATTTTAGAAGCTCGTCCAGATGGCGTTTACGCATATGGTTTCTTTAATTCTTCTGGTAAAGCTAGCCACGCAAAAGATTTATTAGAGCATGGCGACATTAACATGTTGTCCATTTGGGCAAATGACTTAATTGAGCGGACTGGACGGGTTTTACACGGAGCTATTCGAGAGGTTAGCCTTGTTCTTTCCGGGGCAAATCCTGGCGCACTTATTGAGAATGTTACTATTAAGCACTCTGATGGGGACGAGTTCACCTTAGAGGACGAAGTTATTATTTACACTGGTCTTGAGCTTCAGCACGCTGAGGGAGATGCTCCTTCTGATGCTAAAGATGATGAGCCGGAAGACAATACCGATGACGAAGAGACCATCGAAGACGTTTATGAGACAATGACCGATAAGCAGAAAGAGGTTCTTCATTATATGATTGGTGAAGCACTTCTCTCTGCTGAAGACAATAATACTGAGACCGGCGAAATGGCTCAGGACAATGTTACTACCAATGACACCGACAAGGAAGGTGATAAAATGACCCGCAACGTTTTTGAGCAGGGCGATGAGTCCAAGCCCGAGGCCCCTCGGACGCTTTCTCACGCCGATATTGAGGGTATTGTTTCCGACGCTACCAAGCTCGGCTCCCTTAAGGACGCCGTTGATGCCTTTGCTTTACAGCATGGTATCACCGACATCGATCTTCTTTTCCCGGATGCCCAGAACATTGCCACGACTCCGGAGTGGTTCACTCGTCGGACTGAGTGGGTTAACAAGCTCCTTTCGGCGACCCGGAAGAGCCCGTTTAGCCGAGTTAAGACGATGTCGGCTGACCTCACTCCGGAAGAGGCCAGGGCGAAGGGGTACATTACTGGTACTCTGAAGAAGGAAGAGTTCTTTGGCGTCTCCAAGCGGGTTACGACTCCGACGACCATCTACAAGAAGCAGAAGCTGGATCGCGATGACATGGTCGATATCACCGACTTTGACGTTGTCACCTGGCTTAAGGGTGAGATGCGGCTGATGCTCGATGAGGAGCTGGCCCGGGCTATTCTGATTGGTGATGGTCGTGACGTTGCTCACGACGATAAGATCAACGAGCAGAATATTCGCCCGATTGCAAAGGATCATGAGCTCTACACCACTGTCGTTAACGTCAACATCGATGATGCTAACTCCTCGGTGCAGGAGATTATTGACGCCATTGTGATGAACCGCCAGTACTGGAAGGGCACTGGTCTTCCGACCATGTACACTACCGAGACCTACATTGCCAAGTTCCTGCTTCTGAAGGACACGGTCGGTCGTCGTATCTACAAGACCCTTGACGAGGTTGCTACCGAGCTTCGGGTCGCTGAGATTGTTCCGGTTGAGGTTATGGAGGAAGAGGACGACATCGTCGCCATTCTCGTTAACCCGGTCGATTACATTATTGGCGCCGATAAGGGCGGAAACGTCAGCATGTTTGACGATTTCGACATCGATTACAACCAGTACAAGTACCTGATCGAGACCCGTGTTTCTGGGGCGCTTACCAAGTTGAAGTCGGCGATGGTTGTCAAGAAGGTTGCTGCTTCTCTCGTTGCGGTTACCCCGGCTGAGCCTGCTTTCGACGGCTCCGACATTACCATCACGAACCAGACGGGTGTCGTCTACCAGGACGCCTCTGATGATTCGACGATGAACGCGGCTGGGTCGCCTTACTCGGTTGCTGAGGGTGAGACGTTTGTTGTGAACGCAGTTCCGGCAAGCGGCTACTACTTCCCGAGCAGCGAGAACGATTCCTGGACATTTGTCGGGGAGTGATTTAGGAGCTTAGATGGCTAAATTTTATGGAGAAATTGGATACGGGGAAGCTGTAGAAGACCCACCCGAGTCTGGTATTTGGGTTGATCTCATTACCGAGTATCAGTATTATGGAGATATTATTCGTAATACTAGAACTTTAGATTCGGGAGTATCTTTAAATAATGATATTTCGGTTGGCAACTCTATTAGTATTGTTGCCGATCAATATGCCATCGATCACTTCTTTAAAATTAAATACGTGCGGTGGGCGGGGGTTCTTTGGACTGTGACTAGTGTCGAAGTCAAGAGCCCCCGCCTAATCCTCAGTCTTGGGAGTGTTTACAATGGCCCAACGGCTTGAACTTCAGGAACTTTTAGTTGATCTTTTAGGTAGCGACTACGTATATTTTCAACCACCTCCTACCGTTCAAATTAAATACCCCTGTATCATTTACAAAAGAGACGACGAAAGCACTGACTTTGCAGATAATAAGCCGTATAAAAACAAATTGCGATATCAATTAACAGTTATTGATAGAAACCCTG